CGTCTTATTGCCATAGTGTCCTTTCTAGAATCCAAATCCACGCTTAACGGATTTAGTTCCTGCTCTGATTGGGTACAGATATTCTACTGCATAGCGTAAAGCATCTGTCCAGTGTTCAACACCTTCCTTTTTATCAATCGTAGCACTATCTGGATTAGATTCTATCCACTGTGTACGCTCTAGAGACCTTATTGTATTAACACACTTAGGGTGTATAAGCATATCAATATCACCATTGGCGTTCTTAAACTTTTTATTTACAGCTGCTACTGAATCTACAATCGGTGGAGCTTTTGTATGTGCTCTGGTGAGGATTTTATTTGTCTCTAGGATTTTAAAATCTGTAACACCGACAGCAGCTGAAGTTTTTCTCGCCCTCCCAGAAGGGTCAGGATAGCTTGTGATACGATGACCATCAAACTTCTCTGTAAGCGCCCTTGCTAGGGTTTCTGTGTCAGGGTGGCCTTGCATCTCATCTAAGATGTGTATTTGGCTACCTCTAATGGCAAATATGACGGAGGCCATGATACCAACGTTAAAGTCGATAGCAACATGAACATCTTCTCCGTCTTCGAAAGAAGGAAGTGTTTTGTCTATATGATCCTTGCGGTTAAATGTATAAAATACATTGGTGCCAGAGTCTTCGAAGCTTGCAGTATACTCTCTGGCAAACTTTAAAGGATCAAGTGTTAATTTTACTCTCTCAATCTCATCCTCATCGAGGAAGGGAGAATCATTATAAGTATATGTATAGCTCTTCCAATCATTGTCGGAATCTTGTCTGTTGTACATTTCATAAAAGTAATCATAACCTTTAGGTGTACTAATAATAAGTGCTCTACCAGAATTAGCACCGAACTTTTTAGCATTCATGGGAGACCATCGAGTACTGACACAAGGTTGGATAATAGACTCCCAAGATTCCTTGAGATTCATACCTGCACCTTTCCATGATGTAACCTCATCGGCTACTACAAAGTATTGTCCTGTACCCCGCATACGCTGGGATGCTTCATAAGACCAAAGTTTTAATTGTACGTTATTTGGAAACCAAAAAGTACCTGCAGCCTTTGATGCCTTATCAGCAAAGTCTTCCATGCCTAGTTGCCAAGCTATCAGTGGATAATAAATATCTACTGCTTGGCTGTATGTAGGCGCTATCAGTGCTACGTTTTTATTAGGCACTGATTCTTCTAAGTCCATTAATTCTTGTACCGCTACTATAGCAGCTGTTGCGGCTAAATATGATTTACCAAAACCACGACTAGCATTAACTACTGCATAACGACAAGACTTGTCAACAAATAAATCTCTAACGACTTCTGACTGTTTCTCATGTAACTTTATCATTACTTTTTATAACTCTTTTTATAAGCTTTTATAGCTGGCTTTATAGCTCTATAAGGATTAAATCGTTCACCCTCTTTAGATCCATACTTAAAAGCTTTGTTCATTTGACGTTGAGTATCTAATTGTTTTATTTTATTAATATTACTCATGCTTTACGCCTTTTAGGTTGTGATGAATACTGTTTACCTGCTTTAGTGTCTTTACGCTTTTTAGCTGTACTAGCTGCATATTTCTTTTTAGGCATAGCATTAATAGCATTAGTAGGTAAGTATCTTTCACCTGTAGCATTGGGCCCAAGAACAGAAGGTTTACCGCTTTTAGTACGCCACTTCTGTTTAGTCCATTTAGTCATAGACTTTTGAGCTTTTGTTTTAGAGCCAGTATAACTACCGCCACTATCTTTATATATTTTAGCAGCCAATTGCATAGCTCTGGCAGAGTGTTTACCACCCATACGAGCCTTGGCTTTTTGTTTGGCACGTTCCCAGAGTCTAGGGTTAGACCGCCCCATTACTTCTTTTTGCCGCCCTTTTTAGGTGGACGACCACGTTTAGTTCCGTAAGTACCCATTCCTTTTGGCATAGTAATTCCCCTATTATCTAGTTGTTGCTCTACGTGCGTTAAGACCTAAACGGCGACCAATACGGCTATTAGATACACGTTGACCTAAACGACTATTACGTAAACGGTTTCCACCACGGCTACCTGATCTACGTGCTTTAGCTGAAGCCTGTTGTGCTTTCTTCAAAGCAGACTTTTGTGCTGAACTACCCCATGATTTAGCTGCACTTGCTCCTGCTGCTGCACCTGAAGCTGCTGCTGATGCTGCCTTACGAGCAGTACGACCTGTAGAAGTATTTCTTAGTCTACGAATACTAGTAGTTAATCTGCTTGGACGACCGCTACCTGTTCTCCGTGAAGCCTTTTCACGACCTGAAGACGCAGAACCTCTAGCTGTACTAGCTACTCTATTTTCACGACTTGAAGAAGCAGAGCCTTTGGCAGACCTACGAATAGCATTACTACGACCTGAAGATGCAGATCCTCTTGCTGTGCTAGCTATTTTGTTTTCACGACCTGAAGATGCACTACTTGTAGCTTTTTTACGAGTAGCTTTTTCACGACCACTTTCATATATAGATTGCCCAGCCGCTTTAATACCGCCTTCACGACCGTCTGGTCTACGACTAGCTCTATAAGCAGCAACTCTTGCTGTTATTTGATTTTTTATTTTTGTTGAACGTCTTACCGCCATGTTATTATTTCCTTTAATTCAATGTGGTTAACCATACAAAGCCTGTGAGACAGCCTAGCAAGAATATTAACAAGAATATTCCAGCGCTCCACTCAATTATAGACTGTTTAAGTTCCATTTTACGAAATTCATGGTCTTTTTTCTTTTTACGAATTTCTGCTTCAATACCTAAAAGTTCTTCCCAATGTGATGGGCCATAAGCAACACAAATAAAGTCTTTTAACTCTTTACGCATTGCGTCTCTTTTCTTTTGTGCAGCAAACACTTGCATAGCTTGTGCTTCTACACCACCACCTAAAGCTTTATACCAAGGCGGGTTATCTGTTTGTTTCTGAGCAAAATCTATGTCAGCCATAGCTCCTGCCCATTGAGAGAGTTGACCTCCCATATCTTGTAAATCTTTGCCTATGCTGATACCCTTCTTAATAGCGTTAAACGCAGCAGAGGCTCCAGCAATAGCAGTGATTGGATCTATCATAGTTTTCCCCTAGCTGTTAGTCGTGCTATCAGGGATATATCTGTTATCTAATCTGTCGGTCTTTTTCCATCATATTTCTTATGGCTTTTATGTTTTCATCCATACGAACTAAAGTTAATGCTTGTGTCTGTACAATAGACTCTAAAGCTTCTAATCGTACTTCTTGCCGCATTAAATCTCTAGTGTTATTTTGTATAGCATTATCTAAAGAAGAAACATACCATACAAGAGCTATAGTTTGTGCTATAATAGCTAATATAAATGTAAGAGGTACACTCTTAGAGAAGTGCCATGGCTCTGATTCACTCATCGTCGTTTTCCTTCTTATTATCGGTGAGCACAATAGAAATAGGTTTTCTCTCGGAGAATTCCTGTTCAATTTTATCAGGGATTTTCTTATAGCCATAAGCCATTAAATTATTTATTAGAGTTCCTTGTGTAGCTGTCATCTGTGCATAAGCACCAGAAGTATGCTTTCCAATTCCCTCTAAATAGTTTAGTTTCTCTTGTATGTCATTGTACTTGCGAACCATCATTTCGATAGGATCAAAACCAAGTTCCTCAAGTTTTTTAACAGAGGCCATAGAGTTAATGTTTTTAGAGCCTTTAGGACGTCCAGCCCCAGGCTTCCGACCGCCCTTTGATATCATGGGGTTAGAATTTCCAGGCATTTTATTTCTCCAATGCTTTATTTTCAAGATATTATTTAATTCAAATTTTTTTATTAACACTTTCAATAACTTAAAATATTCTTTAAATAAGCCTTTGAAACTATTAATAAAATTAATAATAATAAAAGAAAAATTAAATAGTTTTAATGTACTACACTAGGATACCAAAGTGATACTTAATAACCCCCCGAAAAGAGCTATCAAGTAGCACAATTGGACATCATCGGGGGGAATTAGCAACTATCTTTCAGATGTCAGTAGATAGCAACTATAAGTATCACTTTGGCAGAGCCTAGCAAGTTTATTCTTAAACGTCAGGTATTATTTTTTACAAATACTGCTAAGTGGCTTGGAGTGTTATAAAGAATATTTTCTATAGTAAAATAATCTTCAAACCTATTTAACCACCACTCACCATCTTGTATTATCAAGTGAGCATTTCTACCATCGCTTAAAGTATGTCCTGCAGCAACTAAGCAAGGTTGAAGTACTGCCCCGTAAGTATTTATTGATTGAATATGTGATAATACATCACTTAAACACTCTGGTTCTACGTGTTCAAGAACATCAAAACAAACTACTATATCAGCCTTATCAGGGCAAATACTTTTGTTAATAATTCCAGGATCATATTCTAATACTGAAATATCAGGGAAGAGTTCATTACAAGTTTTTTTAAATGATCCATTACCACAACCATAATCTAATATTGTATTAATAGAACTATTCAAATAAGTTTTTGCTTTAGGTATAATCCACTTAACTTTAGTGCCTACACCACCACCCCAGCTTACTTTATCATGTTTTATTTGCAGTTGTTGTTTATAATTTTCTGTATATAACATTTTCAAACCGATATGTCTAAAACTTCACCTTGAAATAATCTTTGTCTTTCATAGTAAGTATTGTTCTGTTGTTTATGACGCTCCATGAGCTGTTCAGCTTTTTCTCTCCAATTTTCCTCTAAAACTTTTTCTGCTTTCTTTTCTTTAGCAGTTACCATTTCTTCTCTAGTTTCTCGATAAGCACCATCTTCAGGCATTAAAGCTTCATTATGAGGTTTAAAAAGAATGTTATCATGAGTCTGAAAAGGCATACTAGGAAGAGGCATATGAGAGACTAACGTCATTGCAACAAAGAACTTGTTATACGAATACCGACATGAATGTTACTAGCTACATCATCTGTATCAAAATCTTTTAAATTACTTTGACTATAAAATTCAATATTATCATTTAAAGCATAACCTGCTTGAATAGAGGGCATCAAGTCTTCATCTTCATTGTCATAAGTTAGAATACCACGGAGAGTAGCACCGCTGTAAGTCATAGCATAAGCACCATACAAAGAGAAATCTTCGGTAGCATCATAAGTGCCTCCAACAGACGCACCATTATAGGTTAGCTCAGCAAAAGGTATTGTAGTGGGGTATTTATCCACTGACTCGATTTGTGCCGCTAAAGCGACTCCTAATAAAAGATCCATTAAAGATCCTCCTTAATTTTTTATTAAGTTTCCAAACTAAATATCGAATATATTTAGCTCTAAGTTCTACTGCACGTTGATAGTATATACTTGAAGGATCATCCATAGTTATAGATTTTCCTTATTAGTTACAAAAGTATAAAGTACTTCAGCGTTCTTTTTAATTTCTTCAGGTGTATACATTTTAGGTACATGATTTTCCCAAGCTTTTAAAGCTTGTTCTGTATCTTCTTTATAGAGTTCCATGGCCTTAGTAGCTATCTCCATATTAGTTTCATAAGCCTTATCCATCATGTCTTTAGCCATAGCTAGGACGTCATAGCGTAGTTGGAAAGGGTTTTTTGTATAAGCTTTAAACATATCTTTTTCTGTCATTTTGTGTCTTTCTGTGTGTGTGTAAAGAAAAAAAAAATAGGGGAGACCCCCTCAAGATATACCATATAGATATACCTTGAGAGAGTCTCCGGAGATTAAGTTTGTGTTTTGTTTTATGTGATTTCTTTTTATTAGGAATCACTTGAGGCCTGTA